AGGCGGACGCCCTTTCCCGCGGCCGTGCGTGTGTTGGACAGAGGCATCCGTTCGCGCGCCTTACCGACGAGATAGTCCGCGAGATAATCCGGCGCCGCAGTTCCGGGGAAAGACATGCGTCGATCGCAGCTAGCCTTGGCGTGAGTACTGCCAGCGTTTCGACCGTCGGGAGGGTGTCGTGGCGTCACATCCGGGAGGCAGCATGACCACCCTCCGTTACAAGCTGCTCGCCGACGTGCCGCCACCCGCGTACCAAACTGCCGGCGCGTCCGGAATCGACCTGTGCGCGGCGTACAGTTACTGGATCTGTCGTGGCGAAACCGGCCGCGTGCGCACGACGTTGTCGGTAGAGATACCGCCAGGGTTTGAGGGCCAAGTACGACCGCGTTCGTCGATGTCGGCGACCGGAGTCCTGTGCCATCTCGGCACGATCGACTCTGACTATCGCGGCGAAATCGACGTCGTATTGACGAACCTCAGCGAGCGCGAAGGAGCGCTTCACATCCAGCCCGGTGACCGCATCGCCCAGCTCGTAATCGCGCCGGTCGAGCGCGTCGAACTGGTCCGCGTCGAGCAGTTGAGCAAGACGGCGCGGGGTGAGCGAGGTTTCGGCCACACGGGGAAGCGATGAGCACCGAGCCGTTCGCTTGCATCGTTGCCGACCCACCTTGGTCGTTTGGCGACAAGCTGCCAGGCGCGTCCCGCGGTGCCGAGAAGAACTACAAGGTGATGTCGATTGACGACATCTGCCGCCTGAAGCTGCCGCCCGTCGCCGACGACGCCTACCTGTTTCTGTGGCGCGTGTCGTCCCAGGTCGAGGAGGCGTATCGCGTGGTCCGCGCGTGGGGGTTCATCCCGAAGTCGGAGATCGTCTGGCAGAAGCTCACGGCTACGGGTCTGCCGTGGTTTGGAATGGGCAGGCACGTCCGCGCATCGCATGAGACGGCGATTCTTGCTGTGCGCGGTCGCCCGAATCTATACACGCGATCGCAGCGGTCGACTTTCTCGGCGCGCGCCGGTCGCCACAGCGAGAAGCCCGAAGCGTTCTTCCATCTAATCGAAGGGTTCTGCCCTGGGCCTCGGCTCGAGCTATTCGCCCGCAAGCCGCGTGACGGGTGGACGACCATCGGGGACCAGCTCGAGGCGCCAGTGACGCTGGAGGTCGCGTAGGTGGCCGAGGGGTACACGAAGCTCTTCTCCGGAATCGTCATGTCGACGGTCTGGACATACGACAGCGACACGCGCGTCGTGTGGGTGACGCTACTGGCTCTCGCTGACGAGCGCGGCGTGGTCGTCGGGACGATTCCAGGCCTGGCTAAGATGGCAGGGGTCTCGCTCGAGGCCACCCGAAAGGCGATGGACATCTTCCTGTCGCCAGATCCGGACTCAGGAAGCAAGGAGTTCGAGGGACGCCGCATCGAGACCATCGACCGCGGCTGGCGGCTGCTGATGCACGCCAAGTACCGCGCCCTTCGGTCCAAGGAAGAGAAGCTCGAGGCAGACCGCGTCAGGATAGCCACCAAGCGGTCGTTGGCGAAAAACGACGTGATTCCGCATATGTCGCAAGAGTCGCAAATTGTCGCAAATGTCGCCCAAGCAGAAGCAGAAGCAGAAGCAGAAGCAGAAGCAGAAGCAGAGAAAGCCCCCCCCGCGCCCGCGATCCCTAGTGGTACGTGGTCGGCGTGGGACTGGTTCTCGAGGTTCTCTCGGCAATGGAGCGGCAAGTATCAGCGGCTCACGTACGGGCAAGGCGAGGGCGACTCGAAGGCGATTGGCCAGCTAGGCGATGTCCTCGAGGCTCTGCCGTTCGACGAACGTGTATCAGCCCAGCTTCTCGCAACCGAGATGATCGCCGAGTACCTGGCCGACGAATCGCCCGGCCGCGTGAAAGCGCGGCACCCGTGGAAGTGGTTTGTCGAGGGATTCAACGGCTTCCGGGCGCCGAAGGTTCGAGTTGTTGCAAACGGTGCAACAGGTCCTCCGCGTGACGTCCGCGTTGGGTGGGCAAGGCCGAGCGAACAGAGGCACAAGGGCGGAGGCACGGACCATGAGTTTTGACGAACGAGCGGAGCGAATTCGGGCGCACCTGGAGTCACCGGAACACAAGGCGAAGCTGGCGGCAGATGCGGCGAGCGACGCGGCCTCGATTCTTCGAGGCCAGCTTGACGCATTCGAGAAGACCGGGGCGCCGCAGCGGATCCGTGAGGTTGCGAGCGGCAACCTGGCGAAGACGGAGGCGGTAAAGGCACTGGAGACCATCGGTGACGGGCTGATCGTGCTCTCCGGGGACCCTGGGTGCGGGAAAACGGTCGCGGCGGCGGCGTGGCTGCGCGAGCTGATTTGCGCCGATGGCCGCGTGACGCCGTTTCAGGGCTACCGCGGGAAACAACCGCTGTTCGTGACGGCCGCTCGCCTGTCTCGCTGGGACAGGTACGACCGAGACGCAATGGACATGCTCTTACGCGCCGATCGTCTCGTCCTCGACGACCTTGGGAGCGAGTACGCAGACGTGAAGGGGAATTTCCTCGCCATCGTCGACGAGCTCGTGAGCGAACGGCACGGCAACCGCCGGCCGATGGTCATGACCACGAACCTCGCCGCGGACGCATTCAAGGCCCGTTACGACGAGCGGATCGCCGACCGCATCCGAGAGTGCGGACGGTTCGTTTCGCTCGAAGGCGACAGCATGCGGAAGCGAGCGGCATCGTGACGCCGGTGTGCGAAATAACGCTCGGTGGCGCATCGACAGTCCGGTGGCTGTGCGTTCGCCACCAGTCTGACCTCCGATTCGATGGCTGGACCGTTCGACCGAACGGCAGGGACGCGCCGTGGCCGTGCGATGATTGCGACCGAACGGAAAGCGCTGGATCGGTTCGGTTCGTGCAGACGCGGCCCGAATCGCGACTGCCGACGCGCAAGGAATACCAGCGACCTGGCCAGCCTGAGACGTGGGCGGCTCGACTCGCAAGGCTCAGGCAGCAACAGGAGGCCGCGTGACCGACTACCCGCTGACCTACCGCTCGACGGCGCATCCCGACCGCAAGGGCAAGCGGTGCCGTGTGGTGAAATATTCGCGCCCCGACGGCTTCGTGAACGCAGGCAACTACCGCGATGTCACGTTCGAGTTCGAGGACGGGACGACGCTGGTAGCGCCGCAGGGGAACGCAGTACGCCGGCACTGGCGGGGCGGGTCGATGAGCGAAGGTCAAATGAGTGTGCGGAAATGAACAACAGACAGGCATTCTGGATCGTTTGGTCACCGACTGGTCCAACAAATCCGTCGCGCAGGCACGAATCTGCGAGCGACGCAGAGCGAGAGTCTGTGCGGCTCGCAAGAACGCACGCCGGGTCGGAGTTCTATGTCATGAAGTCAGAGAGCGTCGCCAAGAGAACGGACGTCTCGGTCGAATACCTGCGTGACGAAAGCGAGATGCCGTTCTGATGAAATCGAGCAAGGACATCCCGCCGCGCGTCGGCATGCAGGTGCATTTTTTGGGTGCTGACATCGCAATAACTAGCTTGGAGACCGCGCCATGGCCAGGCGATTCGGGCGATGGATTTGAAGGCGTCGTTCTCGCGAATCGTCCAGATGCGTACGACGCCCCAGGAGCGAGATGGCAGGGCGGGATTCATTTGTGGAATGGCGGCCGCTACCGTGTCACCTGGCAGCCCCCAACCGACGACGAGCGGCGGCTGTTCATGGAGGCGGCACGTCACTGTCGCGACTACGGTCCGACTGTCGTGTGCTGGGAATACTGCCGCTGGCGCGTGGTGGACATGTTGCTTGAGCCGACCGCCGGATCCGCTATCGCCGAAAGCCTCGCGCTCGACGGTGCCGACTACGACGACATGCCCGACTTCGAGGAGCTGGAGCGATGACGCCATGTTCGCGTGGCGGCGAATGGCATTGGTACAGCCTATTCGGTCAGTGCCACTGGTGCGGGAGGGGCGACAAATGACGCGCGTTTCTGACGAGGACTTGGAGCGAATGACCGCGATATGCACCGTAGACGTCTCCGACGGTAGGTCGCGGCAACTTGGCGATGTAATACGCCGCGAACTGCTGGCGTTGCGCAAGGTCGCGCAGGCGGCGGTTATGTTCGTTCGCGCTGAGCCCGACGACACGCTTGCCAGAGACAGGCTCGACAAAGCCATCGACGAGGCGGGACTATGAGCTACACCGAGGAACGCACAGCGTTCGTTGTTGGGCTTGCAGCTGGCGCAGCACGCGAGCGGCGACGGATTCGCCGGCTGATCGCGCCGCACCTTATCGACATCTATCACCAGCTCGGAATGATCGAGACAAACGCCCTGCGAGCCATCGACGCCGCAACTCGCGCGCCGAAGAAAGGGAAGCGGTGATGGCACAGTGGACGGCAAGGATCAGGACGACGCACCACACCGTGGCGACCGTCGAGGCCGACACGCGCGAGGACGCCATTCGAGCGTTCAAGAATCCTGGCAAGTGGATTTACGAGCGCCAGGATGAGCTTGTCGACTGGGACGACCCGACCGACGTTCAATGCGACGACGAGCCACGCGCGCCGAAGAAAGCGAGGACGAAGTGAGAGACGGATACATTCTGGGGCTGGTTTATGGCGTCCCGGTCGGGTTCTTGATTGCCGTGATCTGCTTCGCGATCGCTGGCGTGATGAGGAAGCGATGAGCGTAAGACGTAAACAGAGGGCCCGAGCGCTGCGGGCGTGGTTGAACGCGAAGCCGTATCTGTGCTCACGATGAAGGTGTTCAAATGACCGCCGCGGACGCACTTCTCCGGTTGCTCGCGGACGTCAGCCACGCGCGTGACTGCATGGAGGACAACTGCAAGCACGAGTTCTGTAGCAATCGCATTGACATCTTCAAGCGAGTCGAACGCCTGGCGCTCGACGGGCTGGCGGGGGAGGCGGAGGAGCCGATTATCGTCAAGGACATCGACGGATACGCCTGCATGCGCGACAAGTCGGGCCGGTGGTTCCGATGGGGGATGGTGGTCGACGGATATGGCTGGGTCCCGTGGACAGGGCCGACCGAGGAGGACCAGCCATGACGCGCGACCTGTGGAAGCTGGTGACGGACGAGGCGCAGTTGCACGTGGGCATGTGCCTCGAAGTGCGGCCGTGCAAATCTACAGGCAGGAACGAGCGCTTCGTGCTGCTGTCAAGGGAGGACGACCAGACGCCATGCTATCCGAGGGCTGATCACAAGATATGTCGCGGGTGGATCAGGACCGCGATTAGCAACGGGTCCACGGTGATGTGCGCGAACACGATCGCCATCCGCGAGCGCCGCCTCTACGCGCTCATCGACGACGACACCGCGGCCAACGAGACGACGGTGACGCGGAGACGGGAGATGGCGAAATGAGCGACGAGACCAGGCCGTTTGATCACGGCAAAGAGCGCATGGAGTGGTCAGACGAGGAGCTTGCGGCAGAGATCAAGCTGCTCCAAGACGCCGAGGAAGCACTGGTGAAGCTCGGTAACAGGTACGCCATGGTCATCTTCGATATCAGGATGAAGCTGTATCCGCGCGAGGGATACATGCGAGCCAGGCAGGAACGGAAACTGCCGTGAAGGCCAAGCGCGCGAAGCCGGCGCGGGTCTACCCGGCTGTCAAGACGGGAATACGCGTCGCTTGGCCGCCAGGTCGGCGCTCGGAAGCCCAAGGCGCGCGGCCTCTGTCACGAGTTCCATTAGCTGGGCATCTGACACCCGGAACACGATGCGGTTCGCGCCTGCACCCGTCGATACGGGACGGCCTGCACCGGGGCGGCGGCCTCCGTGCCCCGGCTTTCGCTTCGGCATGGTCATTCCTCCGTGCAATTGGATGCGGTGAATACGTGTCAGAGCGGCTTCACGTATACCGACGAGTAACCGGAGCACCGGCCGCCGTCCCTTCTGTCGCCGGCGTGCCTTCGAAGCGCCCACCCGTCGCGCCCTGGGAACACGCCGAATGTGCCTCCGCAAGACGGACACTTCGCCTTGAGGCCGAAGCCTTTCGGGTGGCGCGCCAACTCTCCGGAAAAGCTGGACGGTTCAGCGCTGCAAGTCAACGGCAGCGCTTCTATTGTGGCCACGATCCTGTCGGTGGCGTCTGCGGCGGAGTGGTCGTAGAAGCCGTCGGCTCCTGCGTCTATTGCTGCCAGTCTCGCGGCGGCCCGCATGTCTTCCCTTGCCATGCTGACGATCGTTTCCAGGTCTGCCGAGGCCGCCTTGAGTTGAGCCAAGGTCCTCACGGCTGCTCCGTTAGCCAGTCGATTCCGTCGTCGTCCATACGGAATGACCAATCAATATCTTCGCCGCGGAATATGAGCGATATCCGGTGCGCGACGGTCATCGGGTCGACGGCGCCGTTCATGTCAATGTACGGCACAGCCCGATACTCGTCCTCGCTGTTGATCGGAAGGACGTTGTATTCGCCGCCGTTGTCCGACACCATCCAAACGCGACCCGCCTTCCACTCGCCGCGCGCGCCGTCGGTTCCGAACTTCGGGGTGACCATCGCCGACGAGGCGTTACGCAGTCCTACGGAAGCGCCGAACCATCGCGCCAGCAGCGTGATAACAGAGTCGAAGTGTGACTGTGGGTCTTGCGTCGTCGTCATGCAACCAATCTACTCGCGACATGAATCACGTGCAACAGAAATCAACCATGGCCAGGCAGATTAAGAAGCGGCGCGTCTACCCGGCTGAGTCGGACCCGCGGCAGTGGACTTCGAAGCAGCGCGCCGAGAGTGCCCGCGAACGGTTCTATCGCGCGATCGACTACGACGACACCGAAAGCCTCGCAACCGAGTTCGGCCCGTGGGTGCGCGGCGCCGACGGCAGGTGGGAACGCGATAGGAGGAGACGATGAAGCTCAAGAAGAAGGCGAAGCGAGGCAACGCCACGAGGATAACGAGACTGACGATGTCTAGCGGTCGCGTCGTCACTGATCCTGACGAAATCGTGCGCCTGCTACGCGCCGACGGGTTCACCGTGGATGAGCTGACCGGGAAGGTCGGACTGACGCAGTCGCTTATTGACAGGAGCAAGCCGCAATGACCGACTACGGCCGGCTGACCGCGAAGGACAGGCGGGAGATACGAGCGGCGATGGATTGGTGCCGCGACCTGGATCTGCCCATGACTGGCTACGATGGTTGGCCGAAGTGGGCATGGGTTGACGAGGACGTGTACAACACGATGGACAAAGCGGCCGACATCCTCGAATCGCTGCTCATGACCGACAGGGTGTTCAGGTGACCGCTCCCCTGCCAGGCCCGCGCCACTACCGCAACGGCCCAGACATCGACGTCGCCATGTGCGGAGAGCGAGGAGCCATGCTGCCGTTCGCGCGGGCCATCGGTAACGTGACGTGCCAGGACTGCAAGAATAGGCTCGACAAGGTCATCGGAAGGCGGCGCAACCGGCGCGCGTTCCTGGCGATGGTACAGGCAACAAAGGAGCGGGTATGACGACAGGAGACGAGGAAGACGGCGGCATTGAGGTTACGCTCGTGCCTGAGCCGGGGAAGCAGCTGACCGTCACGGACAAGTCCAGGATGGACCTGCTCACGGCGATGCTTCGGACGGCCGGCATGGACGTCGTCGAGACGCGCCACAAGGACGGTCGCTACACCATGCGGCTGGAGTACGAGGCCGGCGAGGTAGATCCATGACACCTGAACCAACGTGCGGCGCGCCCATCAAGCTGCCTGACGGCACGGTCGTCGCCACCTGCAACCTGCGGCCAGGCCATCTCGGGAAGTGCCGCGAGGTGTGTTGGGAGATTGCGGGGCGGCCGTGAGACTGAGCAAGGACAAGTCAGCGATTCATATCTCGCGCTCAGGTGACGTCGTCGATATCACCGTGACAATCATCGACAGCTACTCAACGGCAGTCATCTCGGCGTCCGTTCGCTTGGCAGACTTGCTCGACGACTTCAACATCGAGCTCCTACCAAGGCCGACCACGGCGCCCGCACCAACTTGAGGACCGCGCATTCAGGCGGCTGAACGGGCTAAGGCTGGTCGAGGATGCCACGTCAGACTACTGGCGCTACGGTGGATCCTGCGCGCGGCCAGTCGGGATGTGGCAATCACAGGTGGTGGCCGTTGACTAGGGAGAACCGATGACGACGAAGCTGACCGAAGACGAGCGCCGTGAACGCTGAATTGACGCGACTCGTCCTATCAACTGACCGACTATGAAATGTTTGCGTAGTGCTATGACAGGAGTGTCATGGATGACGGGTATGAGGAACGGGTCCGCGCGTTGCTCAACCTGCCCCCGTGCCGCATCGCTGCCCGTGCTACCAAGCGCCTGGCCCGTGCCCAGCGCCGTGCTACGGCGAAGATCCAGAATGCCGAGGAGCTGCTAGCCATCGCGCGCAAGAGCGGTGTAACTGCGCGTAGTTGGCAGGCTGCGATACTTGCGCGGTTGGTGGCTGCTGAGCGCGACAAGCAGCGATAGATACGAGCGTTTCTGTCAAGTCACGGCGTTCAGTGTGGCAGAACGCTACAGGACTGGGGCAGAACGCTACACAGCTGCTGGCGGTGGTCGCCGTCCGATGACCCCCACCCCCACCCCAAAAAGCCGAGGGAGAAAAATCCCCTATACCCATCCCCCATTGAAAATCAGCCAGAATGGAGTGTACTTGACGCATGGATTGGCTATTCGTCCTGGACCGCAAGGGTTACCTGCACAGGAACGCCGGCAAGGGCAGCCGCGAGGATGTCCAACGTGACTGCCAGGAGGCGTTCGAGGCGCTCAGGAGAATACCGCGACGGGCGAGGCTGGCTGTGCTTGAGCAGTTTTGCCAGTGGTGCGGCAACTACGACGAGATTCGTCCTAACTGCCGATGCTTCAGCGAGAACACGTGATTCCCCACCCACCCCTCCCCATTCGAAAATTCACCCAAATGCCGTGTACTTGACGAAGTGGCGCACTTTCGCGGTTAGACGCAACGCATGCGAGACAGCTGGACCATCTGAGTATGCTTCTGCTTCTGCATAGGTCACTTCACGCCGTTACGCTACGTTGACAACGCGTCACGGCCGTGACAAATTGTCACTGTGGCATTCGTGAAGCTGGACACGGGGATCCTGAATTCGTCAGTCTGGGTTGACCTGGAGACGCGTAACGTATTCCTGACTGCGCTGCTCATGGCGACCCCGTACGAGGTGCGCGAGGAGCTCCCGCAGCTCGCCGTGGACTCGCTCAAGCCGACCGGGTGGAAGGTGCCTCCCGGGTGGTACGGACTGGCCGAAGCGGCTAGCGTTGGCATCGTGAGGCAGGCTGGGGTTGACCAAGTCCGCGGCCTCGAGGCCCTGGCCAGGATGGGAGAGCCAGAGGAATGCTCGAGGTCTCAGGAGTTCGAGGGCCGGCGGATCGTCAGGGTCAACGGCGGGTTCTTAGTCCTGAACTTCATGCACTACCGCGAGAAGGACCACGGCGCTGCGGAACGACAGCGGCGCTACCGGGAGCGGAAGCGGCAGCTGTCGGCGGCAGGTCGCTCCGATGGTCTAACGGCCGAAGAACTCCGCATCGCCCGCATGGCCATGCGCGAGCGAAACGACGAAGAGTGTACTTGACGCCTGCGCGTCTCTCAGATATACCCGTATCTATGTCGAGCGTCCTTCGTTCGTGGGTGGGTTTTGTCGCCCTTGCGCTGGCGGTCGCATCGTGCGGCGGTGACGCTGCCGATTACGACGTCGATGTCGACCCATCCAAGGTCGTAGATGGGCCGGCTAACACGGAGCAGGCCGTCGCGGTCCTCTACGACTTCTACGGGCTCACGTCGGCGCCGGAGGTCTACTGGTACGGCGGTGCTGCCCTCGACTGCGGAGATGGCCATGCGTTCGAGCTGAAGCAATACGGCTGGTGCCTCCAGGGCATCACGCTGCACGACAGGCAAATCGTCCTGTCGGACTACTGGCCGGGTCAATACGGTGGGCTGGTGAGCGTTTCGGCGCTGGCTCACGAGATGGGGCACGTCGCCAGCTACCAGCACGGCGAAGGCGGAGATCGTAGCCATACCGGGCACTACTTCGCGGATGGCGGAGAGGTTGACCAGGCCTATGCCATGCTCGAGGCGGCTGGGCTGTGATGACCACCGCCGTCGCCCTGCTCCGCGTCTCGACAGAAAAGCAGCAGCTAGGCCTGGACGCCCAGCGCGCCGCCATCTCGGCCTACGCCGCAACCCACGACATCGAAGTCATAGCCTGGCACACCGAGATCGTATCGGGCGGGGCGCCGTTCGAGGAGCGCTACGGGCTACAGGCGGCCTCCGATGACGTGGCTCGCCTCGGGGCACGGTACCTAGTCGTGGCCAAACGGGACCGGTTCAGCCGCGACCCTCTGGTTGCCATGCTTACCGAGAGGTCGCTCGAGAAGCTGGGCGCTTCCGTGGTCTGTGCCGATGGCAACAACGAGACCGACCCAGCGTCCGAGCTCATCCGCCACATTCTTGACGGGGTGGCCAGGTTCGAGCGGCGAATGATCGGCTTGCGGACGAAGGCGGCGCTGGCGGCACGCAAGGCAGCTGGTCATAGGCTCGGACGCCCACCAGGAATCGTCGAGACAGAGCCGCGGAAGCGGAAGCAGCCGAGGCCGACAGCGTCAAATTGACAAACTGACACAAGACTCCGCCAAATCGGCGCAGGTGGCCTTGACATGGATTGCCAATCTGTCAATCTGTCCTCGTGTCGTTCGCTGAGGCTCACCCGGTCGCACTGATCTCGGCGGCCATCCTGATCTGCATGGTCCTTGGCCTGTCGCAGCCGAGGCCGCGCGGATGACCGAGGCGAGCATCGAAGCCGCCGCCCGCGCGCTTCACCGCTTCAATGCGCCGCGCGTCGGCAATGATATCGAGGACTGGGAGACGCTCGGCCCGTCGTATCAGGGTCGCTGGAGGAAGCAGGCGACGCTGGCTCTTGAGGCGGCCGAGCGGCAGGAGCGATCTGAGGCGGTAACGCCTGTGGTGGAGGGTCGTGGCTGATGTCAGCCGACAGCGGCGCCACCAGATACTTCGGGCCGAAAGAGGCTATTGCCCGCGAGAAGGATGCGCCGCCGAGACAGGCGGCAAGCTCTGCGCCGTTCACCGCCGGGCTCACCGAGAGTATGAAAAAGCGCGCAGAAAAGCGCGTCGCAGCGAAAGAGCGCAGGGTCAAGAAGCGGGAAGAGAAGGCCCAGCTTGCGCAGATCACGAAGCAGCTGACCAAGCTGACGAAGCAGGCCGAGCACGATGAGCAGCTCGCCATCATCGACCGCATCGCGCTTCGCGGACTCCAGCACGCCGAAGGTCTGCTCAAGAAGGCTGGCGAAGACGGGTACAACCCTGATGCCGATGTTCCGCTTGCTGACGCCACGACTCGCAGTCACTTCGGCATGAAGGTCTATCAGCAGATGATGGCCAACAAACGCGAGGGCATGGCCACGCAGCGAGCCCTCGGCGTCGTGTTGCTACAGGGCCGCAAGAGCGAAGCTGACTGGAACGAAGAGGCGCGGCGGGTCGACGAGGAGCAGCGGCACGCGCAGGCCATCGACGTTGCGGCCGAAATCATCAAGGAAGAGGGCATCGAGTAGTGGCGCTGATCGAGAAGGACTCGACGCCTATTGCGCTGATGGCGAACGGTGAGCCGCCGCCGTTCTTGATCCCGTTCTGCGCGTCATGCGACATGCCGGTTGAAGAGTTTACCTTCTACCCGTCGCAAGACCCTGAGCTTATGTGCTTCGAGGCGCGCTGTCACGGGCGTACGCAGGCGTGGCGGCTGTCAATCGTCGAAGCCGACTGGCGGCACCGTACGCAAAACCACCTCGTGCTGTTTAAGCGCAAGGAGGGATTCGACCGTGTCAGGTGAGCTTCGCTCGCTCGACGGGCGCGAAGTCATCTGGCAGGCGCAGCCACGCCAGGCGGTAGCGCTGTCGTGTCCTGCGCTGGAGCTTTGCTACGGCGGCGCGAAGGGCGGCGGAAAGACGGACTTTCTCGTCATCGCGTGCATCTACCAGATTCAGCTGTGCCACGAGAAGTGGATGGCGACGGGCCGCAAGCAGCGCGGTCGCTACATCATCTTCCGCAAGAACCTGAAGAACCTCGCCGACATTCTCCAGCGGCAGGAAGAGATTTACCCGGCCATCGACCCGAAGGTGATTCGCCCGACGCAGCAGAAAAACTATTGGGAGTTTTCGTCAGGCTACCGGGTGGAGAATGCCCACCTCGACGGCCCGAACGACCACCTCGGCTACCACGGCCAGGAGTTGACAGGCCTCGGGATAGACCAGGCAGAGGAGATCGCAGAGGCCGTGTACTTGTTCCTAACGATGCAGGTTCGCTCGAAGGACCCTGACATGCGCAAGCTGTTGTTCGTGCGCGTGACGGCGAACCCAGGCGGCCCGCACGCCGCGTGGATCAAGTCGTATTTCATCCAGGGTTGCAAGCCGCACAACACGATCATCAAAGAGACGGTGACGCTGCGGAACGGGAAGAGCCGCGACGTGACCAAGGCATTCGTGCCGGCCACGCTCTACGACAACAAGTACCTGGCCGAGGACGGCGCGTACGAAGCGGCGCTGATGAAGCTGCCCGAGCACTTGCGCCGCATGTATCTCGAAGGCGACTGGGACGTCGTGGTTGGCGCGTACTTCGCGCACGTCTGGCGCCGCGATATCCACGTGATCCCGTCGTTTCCGATCCCAGCGACCTGGCCAATCAAGTTCGGACTGGACTGGGGCAGCTCCGCCCCGGCCTGCACGCTGTGGGCTGCCAAGGACCCGGACGGGAACATCTACTTCATCGACGAGTTGTATCGGCCGGGCATCACTGGCCGCACGTTCGGCGAGAAGATGATGGAAAAGCTGAACGCGCAACGCTGGTCGAAGGACCGCAAGTACACCGTGCGTGACATGTACGGGCTGATCGACCGCCAGGCCATGAACGCACCGAGTGCCGCCGACGTCGCTGCCACCGCTGCATCTGGCATCGCGTGGTGGGGCTGGCGGCTCTATCCTGCCAACAAGGACCGCAAGGCCAGCATCGAGCAGTGGATGGAGAGGCTGCTGCTCGGCGCGAACGGAAAGCCGAAAGTCTTCATCTTCGGCGACCGCTGCCCGAAGCTGGCGAGCACGATGCCGCAGCTGATGGCCGACGCCCACGACCCCGAGGACGTCGACACTAACGGCGATGACCACGCGTTCGACGCCGCCCGGTTCGTGCTGATGGACTGGCCGCTAAACGACAAGCGCCAGAAGCAGGTGCAGGGCGACGCGGACGTGGAGCGATGGCTGGAACTCGCGCGCAAGCGAGAGGCGGCCAAGACCGAATCTGACTTTCAACAGACGGGATACGGTGACTGATGGATGCATTCCAGGACATGACCGCCGAGCCACCTCCCGAAGGAACAGCCGAGGTCGCGCTAGCACAGCAAGAACCGCGACCGCCGACCGGCCCCGCCACGCCGTCCGAAGACGTGAACCTCGTCGGCTCGCTGACTGAAGAGGAGCGCAAGCGGATCGTCGACATCACGATTCGCGACTTCGACGCGGACGTTGACTCTCGCGAGCCGCGCATGCGACGGCTGGCCGAGTTTCAGGGCCTCTACGCATCGGTGATGAAGGCGAAGGCGTTCCCGTTCCGCAACGCCGCGAACGTGAACATGCCGGTCCTGGTCTACCCGCTGCTTCAGGTGCAGGGGCGGCTCTATGACATGGTGTGGCCGGCCAACGGCAAGATCGTCTACTCGTCGCCGACGAATCTACAGGACGTCGGGCGAGCGGCCGTCACGGAACTGTTCGCCAACAGCTACCTGCGCCACAAGATGCCAGAGATGCCGCAGGGCATGGACGACACGCTTCATCAGGTATGTTGCTACGGCTCGGCCTTCCGACGCACCTACTGGAATTCTCACGAAGGCCGAAGCTGCTCCGACTGGATCCCGATTGAGGACTTCGTGGTTGCGTACGGTCAGCGCTCGCAAGACCCGTCGCTGCGAGACGTGCCGCGCTACACGATGGTCCAGCATCTCACGTTCTACGACATCGAGACGTACGGCGACCAGGGCATCTACTACCAGCCGTCCGTGTTGGCGGTGAAGCCGGAGGAACCTGACGGCGACAAGTACGACTCGGTCCTGAAGAAGCAGCTTGAGAAGATCGACGGCTCCACGAAGCCGACGAACGAGACGACGACGGAAGACAAGCCGCGGATGGTGCTAGAGCAGCACCGAATCTGGCGCATGCCGAACCGGCCCGACGTCAACCCGGCGTTCGATGGCAAGGCTCACCCGGTCATCATCACGGTAGACGAGCAGTCACGGCAGTTGCTTCGCATGGTCCTCCGCGAAGAGGACGACCCGGACGACTTCGCCCGTTTCCAGAAGGAGACGGCGGCGTACGAGGCGCACGTTTCGCGGCTGGAGGCATTCGTCAAGGAGGCGCAGGCCATTCAGACGATGCAGCAGGTAGCCGCTGCGACCGGTCGCCGGCTCCCGCCGGAGATGCAGCAGCCGCCGGTACCCCCAGCCCCGCCGCCTGGCATGCAGGTAGACGAAAGCGGCATGCCGGTCGCGCCGAAGCCGCAGCGCAAGCGCGAGTTGTGCTTCTTCACGCACTACCGGGCGTTCCCATCTGAGGGCTTCTACGGGCTCGGCTTCGGTGACTTCATCGCCGGAATCAACAAGGCTGTCAACACGATCATCAATCAGCACATCGACGGCGGCACGCTGCGTAACGCGATGCCGGGATTCATCTCGGCGCAGATGAAGGGTCAGCGCGGGACGGTAAACGTCCAGCCCGGCGAGCTGATCGAGGTCGACGCGCCGATGGGAGCCATCCGAGACGGGATGTACTTCCCGGAGTTCCCGCCGCCTGACCCGTCGACGATGCGTATCGCTCAGATGCTCATCGAGGCCGCCGACAAGCTCGTGGCGTCGTCGGACCTGATGAGCGGGCAGACCAGCGGCGCGAACCGCACGGCGAAAGAGACCGAGATTCTGCAAGAGCAGATGATGATGCAGATCACCGTGCTCGCCCGCCGTATCAAAGAGGCGTTCAAGCACGAGCTGGACAAGATCTGGCGCATCTGGGGCGTGTTCCTTCCCGACGAGGAGGTCATGGATATCGTCGGGCCAGAAGGCGACCCGATGTCAATTCAGATCGGCAAGGCGATGTTCACGCCGAACGCGCACGTCATGCCGGCGGCAGACCCGCGCAGCAAGAACCAGCGGCTGCAAGAGACGATGGCAGTGTTCCAGGCCGTCTCGCAGAACCCGTACCTGATGAGCCAGCCGCCGCAAATTCGGGACGCTCTCATGCGCGCGGTGACCGAAGACGTGCTGCGTGCGCATGGCGCCGACAAGCTAGTCAAGCTGCTTCCGCCGCCCAGCCCCCCGCCGCCTCCACCGCCGCCCCCCGCGCCGTACTGGGAGGAGAACGCCGGCTTCTTCCGCGGACAGGATCATCCAGTCCACCCGAGCGACAACGACCTGGAACACATCGCCGGCCACCAGCGAGAGCTTGCCGGACCGGCGGGCCAGGTGCTCGATAAGCAAGGACGCGACATGCTCGAACGACACATCCGCTTTCATACTGCGGCGAACATCGAAAAGACCGGGCAGGCACAGCAGCAACAGGCGCAACTGTTCAACCAGCTTCTCTCGCAGCAGATGCCGCACCCGGCGATGATCGGAGGTCCGCAATGACGCCGCGATGGTTAGAGCTAGGGCCTGCCGAGATGGCCGAGATCCGCGGTCAATCTGGAGTGCAGATGCTCACCGAGTGGTTGGAATGGGAACGCGAGCGCGCAAAGGAACTCGTGCTGTCTCTGACTGTCGACGGGAAACTCGAAGCGGCTCGGCTTCGCGCCGGCTCATCGGTCACGTTCGACCACATCTTGCGCTCGCTCAAGACGCCTCTTGCTATCGCGGCTCTCGAAGAGGAGCCGTACAAGGACCCCGCCCGCCGCCCATCTCGAAAGGATGACGATGCTCAAGCGTGACGAACTGCCCGCACTGCCAGAGGCTGACCGGATCATGGTCAGGCCGAACCCGCCCGTGACCACGACCATTGGGGGACTTGAGATTCCGGTCATCGCCCAGAACCAAGCGCACCAGGGCAGGATCATTGCCGCCGGGCTCAAGGCGCTGGACATCATGTACGACAACGGCCAGCAGATCGGAGACGAGGTTCTGTACGGCCAGTTCGCAGGAGCGTGGGAAGAGTGGGACCACATCATGAAGCCTGGCAATGACCCGGACTGCACCCACGCCGAGTGGTCGCGGCACAGCCCGAGCACGATCCGCGACGACAAGTCGCATTATCGATGCAGCGGGTACATCTGCGATGCATGCGGGGCTTTGCGGCTTCAAGAGCCTCTGCTGATCATGAACATTGGCGATGTCATGGCGAACGTCGACAAGGCCGCCCGCTCGCGAACCGGTGACATGTGCGTGGTCATCGGACGCACCGAGGACGGAAAGACTTGCCACCGAATCATCCGCAAGGGCGAAATTTACGTGACCGACTCAACCGCAACCAACGGAGCAACACATGTCACTGCTTGAAGGCTCTGCATCCGACGACAACGCGACCGATTCCGAGGCACGCGAGGCGCTTGCCGGGGCAGCCGACGACAAGGAGCCAGCCGAGGAAGCTGCGCCACCTGCGCCCGAGCCGCCGAAGCCGGTCGTCCTCGAGAAGCCGAAGTCTCGCCGCGACCGCATCGAAGAGAAGTACGACACACGGCTGAAGGAAGTGGCCGAAGTGGTGTCTGGCCTTAAAGATGGCCTCGCCGCTCGCGACCGCCAAATCGGCGAGCTGACGGGCCACCTCCAGGCGCTCGCGCAGAGGCCGGCGTATCAGCCGCAGCCGCAGTACCAGCCGCCAGCGCCGCAGCTTCCCGATCCGGAGGAAATCGAGCGTCGCGCGCAGGAGGCGATCGACCGCAAGGACTTCAGCGGATACCAGCGGCTCACCCGCGAGGCGTCCGTCGCGGCGACTATGCGCGCCTTGCAGCCGATTCTGGCGCGCCAGCAGCAGGTTCAGGCGCCGCAGCAGGATCAGGTACCGCCCGCTCTCATGCCGTACTTCGCGGCGTATCCCGAGGTCGCTTCGCACCCGGCCGCAATGCAGCTGCTCGCGGCCAAGAATGTGGAGCTCGAGGCGAGGGGCTTCCGCGCCGGTCCCGAGCGCGTGCGGCAGATCTTCGAGGACGTCCGCGCGACGCTTAAGGGCGGCCAAGCGCCAGGGGCCGCTGCTTACTCGCGCTCGAACGCCGCCGTACTCGCCGGGACGCCGACTTCGCGCCCGGCCGGTGGCTCATCGGCTCCGGAAGGCAAGCCACGGGTCGAGTTGACCCAGGAGGAACGGTATTTTGCCAAAAAGGCAGGCTTCTCTGAGCTTGAAATTGCTTCAGAAATCGCGAAATCTCATCCTGACCGCGTTCTCCGTTGACAAATTGGCACTTTCGTAGTCCACTCTCCTGGTAGGCGCAATCCCTTCTCGGCAATCGCCGGTGAAGTGGCCTCGAACTGAATCCCGTCACGATCTGACCCGGATCGGTGGCGTGAAAACAGGGCGAAGGCCACTTCATGTCAGCAGGCCCCGTTGTTCCAGGCCGAAACGACGTCCCCGAGGGGATGGAGATCCACGCCCGTTCGAGAGCCGGTGAGCTTTCCGGGCAGGACCCGCGATTCCGCTACCAGTGGGCGTCGAAAGACCCGCGCTCGCCCCAGTTCGTAGAGCGCTACCTGCGCGACCGAGAGATCGGCAGCCCCGTCGCTGGCTACTACACCGCTCCCGCGTGGGAGCTGGCGAAGGCCGGCGAGGTGAAGCAGGGCGCGAAGCGCGCCGACGACGGCAAGCCGGTCGACACGACGCTGACCAACGGCGATCTCGTGTGCATCCGCACCTCGAAAGAGAACTGGGAGCGCGAGCAGCACATGAAGGAGCGCATCACCGAGGCGCAGGCCGCTGGCCTTGCTTCGAACGAGCGCAAGCAGATCGAGCAGACCCGCTACGGGGTCCAGGTGTACTCGGGGGACGCGACGAGCGGCGCTCACGCCAAGTCGGTCGTTTCCTCGGAACTGACCGGAGGAAAGTGACATGGCGAACACTGCACTGAAGGGGTTTCGCCCGATCTACGTCAAAGGTGGCGGAAGCGTCACTCTTCGTCGCGGTCGGGTGCTCACGAACAACACCACGGCGATCTTCCTGTACGACGCGGTCGTTGACGCTACTGACGGCAGCTATGTCGTGGCGACCACGGGAACCACGGCGACGCAGGGAAGCGCGAACGGGTGCGTGTACACCGACGCGGCAGGGACTCGGCGCGAGGCGAAGTACCTGCCCGCGGCGACGCTCTACACGTCGAGCGGCATTGCTCCGGACAACGCTTCGTACGTCTATCTCGTCGACAACCTCGTGAGCACGATGTTCACCGCGTCTTGCTCGACTGCGCTGACGCTGACCGACATCAACCAGAACTTCGCGATGACGCTGTCGGCGGGGTCGACCACCACGGGTCTCTCCGGACACTTCATCACGGCGACCGGCAAGAACACCACGGCAACGCTGCCCTGGCGGCTTCAGGACTTCGAAATCGGCTCGGCGACGAACGACGTCGATGCCGCGAACGTCGCCATCATCGTTGCCCCCAACTGCACCTTCGATGAGCCGGCTCTGTCGGCGAGCACGGGAGCCTGATCCATGGAAAACATCGCAAAATGGTACGCCGCGATCGAGCCCGTCGAGCGCAAGTGGTTCAACAGCTCGATGGAAGACATCGCGGAGCAGTTCTCCAAGATCGCGAAGGTCAACAAGGTCGACGAGCCGATTCGCGAGTTCAGCGATTGGGCCGGCGCTCAGCAGCTGACCCAGAAGAACGAAAACAGCCCGATGAAGGTGCTGACTACCGCGCTCGGCACTCCGAAGCGCGTCCAGGTCGCCACCTTCGCAGGGGCCATGGAAATCAGCCGAGAGGCGGTCACCGACGTCAAGATCAGCCAGCTTAAGACGCCCGCTCAGGCGCTCGGGCGAGCTGCGAAGAAGACCCCGGAGTACCTCTTCGCGCAGTTCCTCGACCGCTCGCACAACTCGGCGTATCCGGTCACCGCTGACAACGTCGAGCTCTGCTCGGCTTCGCACCTGACGCCGTACGGACTGACGGTGGCGAACACGCTGGCGGTCCCGGCGGCTCTCGCCGAGGCATCGCTCGAGGACATCCGCACGGCGCTTCGCACGACTGTCGGCAGCGACGGCATGCTGGCCCCGGTGATGATGAAGCAGCTCATCGTGCCGAGCGCCCTCGACGTTCTCGCAGAGAAGCTGTCCAAGTCGGCCAAGACGCTGGGCTCGGCGAACAACGACCCGTCGGTCGTTCAGGGTACGAAGGTGATGACCTTCGACTACCTGACGAACACCACGCGCTGGTACGTGCAGACCGACGCGGACGACGGGTTCTACTGGGATTGGCGGGAGCGGCCGACCTTCGAGCGCGACAACGTGGCGTTGACGATGCAGGCGATCTTCATCTGCTTCTTCCGCGCGATGTGGGGCGCCGAGAACTTCCGCTGCGTCTACGCCTCGAACGCGACGTAAGGAGCGACCAACATGGGAGCACCAGGCAAAGTCACCAACTACCCGAACGGGGTCAGCTCGTTCGGGTGGGTCGTCACCCCGGCGTCGTACGCGGCGCAGGCGTGGGGCGGCGGCGCGACCCTCTGGGTGGGTAACCGCTCTGGCCTCCCGGCCGGCGACGGTTCCACCCCGGATCGGCCGCTGTCGGCGCTGTTCGGTACGTCGGGCGGACTGGCGAAGGTCAACAACCGCGTCGGCGTCACCATCTGCATCTTGCCGGGGCACGTCGAGAGCATCACGGCGTCCACGAGCATCAGCGGCCTGACTGGCACGTCTGCGACCGGGCTGAACATCATCGGTCTCGGGTACGGCTCGCAGCGCCCGCTGTTCAACTGGACCGCGGCTGCCTCGGCGCTCTTGCAGAACATCGCCGGGTGCTGGATCCGCAACTGCGTGTTCAACTTCTCGAGCACGGCTGCCACCGTTGTCACCGCGGCCCTGACGGCATCAGCGGCTGACTGCGGCCTCGATGCCGTCGAAATCAAGCCGGCTACCAGCGCCACTCAGCTGACGACCACGGGCATCACGGTCGCGACCGGCGCGACGAAGTACACGCTATTGGGCGTCGAGGTGGTATCCGAGACCTTCGCGACCAACCCGACCGACATCCTGACGACCACGGCGGCCGTCGACAAACTGACCATGTACGGATGCCGGTTTCACACGGCGGTCAACTCGACTTCGAACGGAGTCATCAACCTGGCGAACGCTCCGACGAACGTCTGGATCGAGGACTGCACCTTCGTCAACAAGAAGGCCGCTTCGACCGTCGCGGCTATCGCGAGCGCCAGCACCACTGGGTTCGTGAACTTCTGCTCGCTCGGGATCATCTCGACCGGCGGTAATACCTGCTTCAGCACGCCTGGGAACCTGGTCCTCAGTCAGGTGTTCGGAGGCCAGGTCAGCAAAGCGGCCATCAAGGTCGGGACCGACTCCACCTAGTCGACAGGGAGGATCCAATTGAACAGGCAGACAGACTTCGTCAACGGCGAGGTGCTGTCTGCCTGCTCTGTTTGTGGGCGGCGGCGGCTGTTCCCGTCGCAGCTGCGCTACTGCGCCGACCGCCTGTATCGATGCACGGACTCCTGCATGGAGAAATCGGCCTTCGAATACGACCAGGAGATCGCAGCGTACCGACGTCGGCGACCGGAGCCGGACGTGGCGGTCGGCGTGGCGTCGCAGTTCGAACCGGGCGTAGCAACTGACGACGACATGGGGTTCCCGTGAGCCTTTCAGTAGCCAACGTGAGCGCGATGCGTGCACTGTCGACGTCGTCATTCGTCGCGCCCGTCGCTAACACGGTTTACGTGGCGACCCATGACGACTTCTACCGCTACGTTGCCGGGGGAACGCTCACGCCTTCCGACGGAACGGTGTACTCGTCGTCAGATGGCCTCGGGCAGTGGGTCCGGATGATGATCCCGTCGCGAAAGTGGCAGACACAAGCTACGTGGAGTATCGACGAGAGCAACTCGACAGGTCGCGCGAGCGACGAGAACACGGGGGCTGACGACACCCACCCGCTGCTGACAGGTGACGAATTCGCTCGCCGCATGGGCCGGTGCGTGCTCCAGCAGGCGACGACGGTACGCTGGCTCAGCGATACGACGCGGTATTCGCTCGATCTGTCTGGAATCACGGCCGCCAATCAGACGGCGCTGACTCCTGCGACCAACTATTGCCTCGTCATCGTCGGCGTTCCGACCGTCGTCAGGTCTGGGACGTTGACCGGCGCGACCGATGCACCATGGACGGTCGCCGATTCTTCACTGCCGACGTCGTGGTCTGCGTCAGGGTGCCTGTCGACGTCGTCTGGGACTCGCATTATCCGCAAGACCGACGGTTCGAAGCACGCGTGTATGGCATACGAGAACGTCGCCAAGACCGCGCAGACGTCGCCGTCGAACGGGTACTCGCAATCGTACCTGTCGACCGGCACCGCCGCGGTCTCGTTCGCGAACGGCGACGCCTACGAGGTCCTGTCGCTGCCGAAGTTCCCGCGCGTGACGCCGCCCGCGTCAGTCCCGAACTTCGTCGGGTGCTACTTCTTCTACCTCGACATGCAGGGCGTAGTGGGCGGCGCCAACGAGTACCGATTCTGCGGGTGGCGGGCCTTCTCAACATTCAGCGCGCAGACGCTCGCGGGTACCAACACGGTCCGCGGTGGCATCTTCGTGGCCGGCGGATCGATGTCCGGGCAGCTCACGAACACACTGAACAGGTCCATCGTCCCGGCGTCCTCGTTCCAGTTCTTCAGCTGGACCGGCGACATGAACGGTCAGATAAACGTCGTGGCGAAGACGGGACAATTCTCAGTCACCCACGGAAGCATGGGCCGGCTAGGCATCGTCTACGTATACGACTGCTCCGTAACGGCTATCCAGGTCCACAACGTGTCGTCAGTAACCATCGACGCGATCCACGGGGCAAGCAATACGAGCGTAATCGCCGATGTGCGTGACACTGGCTGCTCGATCAACTCGCCTAACGCTGCCAGCTCGTTCGACGCGACCACCTCGCTCGCTCACCCGCTACTCATCGTCGGAGCCACGAAGGACTATGCCGACCTACCATTCTGGTCGACAAACCAAAACGCGGGGTTCGCAACCACATGACCATCGGCGCAACGACGAGCTTTGCGGACTCGCGTGACGATATTATTTCTAGCGCCCTTGAAAACTGCGGCGCCATCGCGCCGGGAGCCGCGCGCGACAACACGAACTCGCCGCTGTTCGAGGTAGGCGCCCGCGCGCTGAACCGCATCGTCAAGCGCATCGACACGACTGGAAAGCGGCTGTGGCGCACGGTACGCCGCACGGCGACCATGACGGTAGGCGTAGACACGGTGACGCTAGCGTCAGACGTGCTGCTGGTCGACGACCCGGCACGGTACACGCGAAGCGGAGAGACGGCAGGCATGCAAGTCCTGGCCATGTCCCGCATGGACTACATGACGTTGGCCGACCGGACTACGGCCGGCCCGTCGCGGCAGTTCTTCTTCGAGCAGACGCTGTCCGGCGCGACGCTGAAGTTGTGGCCGGTGCCTGATCAGACGGGCGACACGCTCGAGTACGTCGCATACACGCGTGCCGCTGACTTCACGACGGGGGCCGAGACGCCGGACTTTCCGTCTGAGTGGTCCAACTGCCTCGTCTACGCGCTGACCGTCGAACTTGCGCCGAAGTTCATGCAGACCGGGCTGATCCAGGCGTTTCAACCATTGTACGAGCAGGAGCTGTCAAACCTGGTTAACAACGATGGCGAGCGCGGCAACCTGACGCTGTCTCCGTGGGGTGGCTACTCGTCCGGTGGAGGAGCTGGATAATGGCCGCGACAGTCTCGCTGATCCAGATGCTCGCCGCTGGCGTCGCCAAGAGCGACGGTACACCTGCCGCTTCCGGGCGTTGCCGGTTCTACCAGCCCGGCACTCTCACCCCGGTAACGGTCTATGCCGATACTGCGGCCGCGACTGCTATCACCCCTCCGCTCATCTTGACGGCGGGCGGTACGGGCACGGCGTACACTCAGCAGCCGACGCGTCTCATTGTGAAGGACAGCCTTGACGTCACGACGTTGTTTGATGGCAACGTCAACACGAACCGCGCCGAGGCCGAATACATCCAGTCGGCGGCAGTGAACGGCGGCGCAGAAACGCGTCTGCAAACGCTGCTGGATGGGTGGTCGACTGCGTTCGGTGGGTCAGCTGGCCTTTGGACGTACAAAGCGTTTTCTGACGCGAACGAGCGCAACCCAGGCGAAGTGCTCACCGAGATGCTTGTCAGCGTGAAAAACTACGGTGCCGTTGGCGACGGCGTTACCGATGACACGGCGGCAATCCAGGCGACGATCACGCGCGTATCAACCCAGGGAGGCGGAATCGTCTTCATCCCGGCGGGCACGTACCAGCTTTCTTCGGCGCTGACGATTGGCACGACAGGAGTGAACATCATCGGGGCTGGCGTCAAGTCAATCCTGCGACAGACCAATTCGACCGCAGGCGTTCTCAACTTCACCACGACCGGCGGGTTCATCGCCGTCAACCACATCGTCTCGCGGCTAAAAATCAACCATTCATCGACGACAACTGGGACAGCGATCGTCGGTCAATGCCTGGCCGTCGACAATGTCACCGTTGACGGGCCGATGTTCCGCCTTGGAGTCAGTCTGACGGGCGGGAGCTACTCGTTCATCAACAATTCGACCATACGCGGCAACAACGCCGACGCATCTAGCAGCGCAGTCAGCCTCAGCGGGGCAATCGGAGTTCTGATCTCAGGGTGCACGATTGAGCGCGCCGGGTCGTCTGGTGCTGGGATCATCTCGGCAGGACCCGGCGGCGTCCACACGATAACTGGCAACTACATAGACGCATCGCTCACTTCGGCGGCCTGCGGCATAAAGCTTACGAACTCGACAGGCACGGTGATAGCGGGAAACAGCTATATCGCCGGTGGCGCCACTGGACACGGCATCAACATCGCCGCTAATGCCAGCGCGTTCACCGGGCCAAACCAAGGCATCGCCCCCGATATTCTCGACTCGCGCACGCTGTCCACCGCTCCGGTTGCGTACTCGCTGTCGGCCAATGGATCCGTGACGCCGCTGCCTATTACCGGAGTCAACTCTGTCCGCGTGGAGGCGACTGCCGGAGGAATCACCGTCACCATGAATGCCATCGCGGCGACTGGATTCGGCTGTAGGTGGGTGCTCTATTGCGTAAATAACTCGGGCGGAGCCGTGACGTGGGCTTTCAATGCCCAGTACAAGCTGATCGGCGGTGCTGCGCCTGCTCCAGCCACCGGCAACTACACCGCCTGCACATTCGAATACGACCCGGTCTCTTCCGTGGTGCGCGAGGTGTGCGCGAGGGCGACGGCGGCGATTTGATGCTGGCGCCCGTCGACATATCCGCAGGGCTCGTCTCGACGGCCGACGACATGTCGCCTGCGACGTCGAAGTTGGTCAACTGGCTTCCTGACGTCGCCGGTGTCCAGCGCGTTCGCCCGGCGCTTGTATCGTATCCGACGACCGGGCTCGGCACGGCGCCGCTTATCGGCCTGTACCGCTGGAAGACGTGGGTCATCGGCGTCGACTCGGACCGCATGATCTATGCGCTTCCTGACGCCACGCCTACGCTGTGGCAAGCTCTTAGCGACGCGACGGCAGCGACGAAGCTAGCCGGCACCGCGCGGCCAGTCTTCGCGGAGTCGCCGTCGTTCTTGTACATCGCGGGCGGCCTTCAGATCCAGAAGTGGACTGGGGTGGGGCTGACGGCGCGCCTTGGCGGATCGTCTCCGAGCACGACCCACATCGTCAACCTTGGTCAGCGTCTCATCGCCATCGACCTGGCCAACCCCGGGCGATATCGCTACAGCGACCTGGGAGAGGGCAACGACACGTCGTGGCCGGCCCTCAATTTCATCACGGCCGAGGCCCGCCCAGACAATCTCCGTGCTATCGCCGAGAACACCGCGGAGTTGGGCCTGTTCGGCTCGTCTACGACTGAGATTCACGGGCTGTCCACGGACCCGCTGGCACCTTACCAGCGCATCAACACGATCAATGTCGGGTGCTCTGCGCCGTACTCGATCGTGCGCTTCGACAACTACTATTTCTGGCTGGACGACAAGCGCAGGCTCATCAAGAGCGACGGGCGCGACTACAGTTCAGTGGGCGACGCCATCCAACGCGACCTGCGCGACCTTGGTACCGTCTCGGACGCCTTCGGGTACCGTGAGGACACCGACCGTAACGGCTGCCTCGTGTGGGTATTCCCGACGGAGGGGCGGACGTGGGCGTATGACTACACGGCGCAGAAGTGGAGCGAGCGCGCCCTGTACGACGGCGTGTCTGCTAACACGGCGTGGCCGGTCGCTACCCACGCTTTCTGGGACGCACAGAACGTCAACATCGTAGGCGCCTCGACCACTGCGGGCCTCTATCAGCTCAATACCGACACGCGCCAGGACATCGGCGGGACCATCCTGTCCGAGCTCGTCACCGGCTGGCAGGACTTCGGGACCGACAACCGCAAGCGCTCGGCCCGCGTCCGGGTCGTCATGCGCCGCGGGACCACGCCGCTCGGGTCGACTTCCGGCCAGCTCGAGGTGGCAGTCGAGGACGACGGCAAGGGGTTTACGCCGTTCCGTGTCATCGACCTTGGCCAGCCGTATGACACGAACCCATCGATCGATTGCCATTTTGGCGGAGTTTTCAGGCGCAGACGGTACTGGTTGCGCTATTCTGGCACAGACGAGGTCTCGATTGCCAAATTGGCAGATGACGTGACCGACCTGGAGGCGGCCGCCTGATGGCTCAGACAGCGCAAATCCGACCGATCACCGAGAACATGACGGACAAGGAAGTCCGCGCGGCTCTCCGTGAGATCGTCGTGCGCGTGACGCCGCTGACCGGTGCGGGCGCCCCGGCGACGTCGGCCCAGTTCGTCGGGCAGGAGTACCTGGATACGACGGCCGTCTCCCCCGCCGGTTGGTTCAAGGCGAGCACGGCTGGCTCAGGCGCCGCCGATTGGGTGGCTATTTCGTAGGAGGAAGTCATGTCTTGGTACGACTACACCAAATACCTCGGCCCCGTCGGATACGGGATCAATAAGCTGACCGGCCACGACACCGGACGCCTGACCGACTACTTCGACCCTGGCGACTTGCTCAACAAGGACAGCGCCGACGATGTCAAGAAGGCCGGCCAGGAGGCGCAGAAGTACCTCCAGCAACTCTCGGACACGGCGTGGTCCAGGCAGATGTCCGGGTTGCAGCAGGCCCTCGGGTCGATGAACAACTACAACGGCATTCTCTCGCAGATCTACGGGGTTCCGACGAACTACTTCGACCCGTCACAGAGCGGCGGCGTTCTCGGGGAACGCCCAGGGACGCTACATCCGCCGCCGAATGCGGCACTTCCGATCGCTCCCTCCACCGGACCGGCGTCTGAGACGCGGAAAGGGCCAGGTCACTTCTGATGACCGACGAGGACTGGGCGAAGCAGTTTCCTGGCCTTGGCGGGATTGCCCTTCAAGCGCAGATCGACAACGCAAAGGCCAGGGCCAGCTACGAGGCTGACCCCGCGAACAGGGCCGCAGTACAGCGCCAGAGCGACGAGGCGAATGCCCTGCGCGTCGCCCAGACGGCAAGCATGGGCGCGCTAACTGGAACGCCGTATTTCTCGTCCGGCGTATCCGACCCGTCGGCCGCGTTCCAGAAGTTCGTGCAGAGCGGATACACGGGCGCTCAGGCGATGAACGACGGGTGGCTTACTGGAGTCGGCAATCCAGGCTGGCAGAACACGGCCGGATACCAGGCGCCGCTGAACCCGCAGGGCATGATCGGAGCCCCATACGCGCAGCAGCAGATTCAGCAGTACCAGCAGTCGCAGCAACAGACGCCGACTGGCGGCGGGGCGAATCCATACGGCTCGCAGTCTCGCAATAGCCCGGCGGCGACGGCGTATGGACAGGCCCCCCAGCGAGGCGGCATCTATCAGCAGCTGAACTCGATGCTCGGCAGCGGCGGAGGCGGCCAGAATCCCTTCGGACAGGGTGGCGGGTTTTCGCAGGCCCCTCCGCGCATGCAGGGCTCGTCTGGCATGCCGGCGGGCGGGTACGGCCAGCGTCAGAACATGCTCGGGCAGTCTCCCGGGTGGCAGTCGTTCCTGTCCAACCTCAAGCCGGCGGCGGGGTTCTAAGTGGCGACGCTGCCCACCAGCGGATTCCAAACTGGCCAGATTATCGGCCAGCAGTCAGCCGCGCCGACGCAATACCCTGGCGCGACCGCAGGATCATGGGGCATGACGCCGACGCCGTACCTAGAAGACGCGTTCGGGCAATACGGGTCACAGTACCAGCAGCCGACCGCTACGTCGCAATTCTACGGATCCGCCGCGGGCGCGCTCGGCCAGCCGTCTACGTCGTCGCAGGCATACGGCGCCTACTCCGGCTACCTCAGCCAGCCCACCGCATCCGGCTCGGTCTTCAATGCAGCCGGCAGCGCTCTGTCCGGCCCGACGACCAGCCAGAACGTCTACGGCTCCCTCGCCGGCATGCTGTCGCAGCCGACCGCCACGTCTCAGGCGCTGAATCTCGCAGGCGGCACGCTCAGCGGCCCGAGCGACTCTCGACAGCTTTACGACACCATCGGTTCGCAGTATCTCCAGCCGTCAGCGTCGTCGCAGGTGCTCAACGCTGTCGGCGGGAGTCTGTCGGGTCCGTCGGCGACGCAGCAATACTACGCCCAGAACGGTGGCGCATACGGCGCTCCCACGGCGATCGGCAACCTATCGGCGTCCAACCCGTACGGCGCTCCGCTCGTAGGTGAGCAACTCGGGGCGCACGCGCTGGACCTGTACGGCCCGTCGACCTATTCGCAGAACAACCTAGGCAACGCGATGGCACAGGCCAATGCGCCGTCGGAGCTATCGGTGAACGCGCCCGGCATCCAGAACGCGTACAACGGCGCGAACTACACCCAAGGCTTCTTGGGGGCGAACGGTTCGCAGCTGTCCACGCCTGGCGCGCTCGAGAAGTTCGCGGCCGACGACCTCAATCGGACCAATCCCTATTACGACATGCTGCAAAAGCAGCAGTCCGACAGCATCGACCAGGCGGCGGCAGCTCGCGGTGCGTATGGGGCGGGCGGGTCATTGGCGGCTCAGGCGCTCGGGTCTGCGAACCTGCGGGCGCAGCAGTATCAGCAAGAAGGCCAGCTTCAGGGCTCCGCTCAGCAGGCGGCACTGGCTCGGCTAGGACTCGGAGCTAACGTCGCCGGTCAAGCCTCCACCGAGCGCCTGGCGCAGGGCAACGCGCTCCAGTCGCTTTATCAGAACATGTTTGGCGACCGCATGCAGGGCGCGCAGCTGGGGCTGTCGGCTACGGGACAGGCCGACACGGCGAACATGCAGCGGCTGTCAGGGATCACGAACATGGCCGGCCTCGCTGACCAGTCTACGCTTGGGCGCCTGGCAGGGCAGTCGAGCCTTGCTGGAGCGGCTTCGGCCTCTGCCCTCGACTACCTAAACTCGGGCCTCGGCGCGGCTGGCGCTGCCGACCAGACCGGACTGGCGCGCGTCGGAATGCTCGGGAACCTCGCCGGCCAGTCCGACTCGCAGCGCCTGGCAGGCCTCGCCGGGCTGTCGAACCTCGCCGGCCAGTCCGACCAGACTACGCTTGGCAACATCGGCATGCTCGGCACGCTGTCCGGGCAGCAGGACACGCAGAGCCTGAACCGGTTCAACTCCGCCATGACCGGCGCCGGCCAGGTCGACCAGTCCATCTACAACAACTATGGCCTGCTCAACAGCATGGCTGGCAACGTCGATTCGCAGGGGCTCAACCGCTACAACGCGGCCATGTCCGGCGCGAATCAGGTCGATTCGCAGGCGCTGGCGCGGCTAGGGCTGCAGGGGCAGCTGGCCGGTCAGGTCGACTCGACTGGGCTCAACTGGCTGAACAGCTACTTCCAGAACGCAGGCGGCGCCCAGAGCGCCGGTCAGACGCGCATCGACAACGAACTGAACCAGCTTTTTCAGTCTTCGGCACTGCAAGCTGGCCTCTACAGCGGGTTCTACGGCCAGGGCGGCCAGCAGGCGGTCGAGGCAGGGACTGGATCGGCGACGGCTGGCACTGGCGCTGCCGCGGCAGCCGCGAATCAGACTCAGCAGGGGAGCAAGAACGTGCTGGGGATTATCAGCAGTCTGTGGGGAGGCAAGTAGGCCATGGCATTTCAGTACATCATGCCAACGCCAGTAGATATGTCGGACGTGTTTGCGCCGCTGATGCACGCACGGCAAGCGAAGAAAGAGCAAGAAGCCAGGCGCGCGGAATTGCTTCTGCGACAGCAGTCGGCCGACCGCGAGAACGCGCGCCTCGACGAGCAGATCCGCCACACACAAAAACTCGAAGACCGCCAGCAGGGCATGGACGTCGCGAACGCCATCCCGAAGATCAAATCCATGCTGACGCCTGGTAGTGCCGACTACGACCCCGAGTCGGGCATGTCGCTCGCCCGTGCGTACGGCATCAACCTATCGGCGCAGCAGCCGCAGATGCCGACGGCGCCCGAGAAGCGAGACATCGGACCGACGCAGCTGGAGTACGGGCCGCGAGCCACGCCAGAGATCGCGCAGCAGGCGGCAATTCTCAGCGCCCGCACGCCGCCTGACCAGCCCGAGAAGCGCGCCGACGAAGTGATGGACCTTGCCGGGCAGGCCGAGGCAGAGCGGAAGCGATTCGAGCAGGCGAACGACCCGTCAGCCGTGGCGCAGAATCAGCAGCTGCAAGGCCAGCAGGACGCCGAGCAGAACGACTATCGCGCGAAGCTGGCCGAGGCTTCACGTCGCTCGCCGACGTATACCGGCACGTCGCCCATTGGCCCTGTCAGCATCGACCCGAACGCGGCGCAGGCAGCGCGTGCAGAGGCCCTGCGGCAGCAGCAGGAGAAACTTGCGCCGCTTACCGGTGCCGTCGACAAAGAGTTTCAGCCAGTCGTCGAAGCGATGGTCAAGGCAGGCATGCCTGGCAGCGAGATCGCCAAGGCCGTCGCAGACTACCGGAAGCAAACCGAGGAATACCGTCGCAAGTCAGAATTCGAGACCACCGCAACCGAGAAGGTTCGTCACAACAAGGCCATGGAGGCGGTTGGGTTCGCGGGCGCACGCTCGCGAGAAGGTGCACAGCGCGACAAGAATTCCGAGAAGGCCGACGAGACGACCGTCCGCGACGAGAACGGCAACCCCATAGGCTACGTGCCGACCGGAAAGGGAGGCGCGCAGGGATTCGCTACTCGAGACGCCGACTACGGGCGCGGCGAACAGATGCTTCAGTCGCTGCTCAATGACGTGGAAAAGAACGGCGACCGCGTCATGACGCCAGAGGCGATCCAGCGTCGCGCGACGCTGCACAAGAACGCAATCATCGGCGTGGCGACGGTGTCGCCGCTAGGCAAGACCGACGAGGCGCAGAAGCTGGAATCTGCGTCAATCGGTCCGAGCGGCGCGCCCAGCCTGGAGGACAAGTCAAGCATCTTCATCGGCGCGAACCCGGAGGCCATTCGCAGAAAACTCGACGAGCTTCGCACCCAGCGACAGCGGTACCGCGCTCAGACCCTGATCCCGCTCGACCAGCGTCCAGGGACCGGCGCGGCACCGCGTGGTCCATCGCCCCGCAAGTCGAATCCCATCATCGACGCCCGCCACCGGCCGTCACTGGATGACTTGGCAGAGGAGCACGGGCTGTGAGCCTTTCGGCCGCCGAGCGGAAGTTCATGGAGGCTGGCCGCGCGGCTGGCTACTCCGATGACGAGCTCGTGGCCAAGGTCAAGGAGCGGCGCAACTCGGGCGAAGGCTCGCCCTACAAGCCGACGAACTACGCCGCCGAGGCCGCCAAGCTACCGTCTCGGGCGGGCGAATACGCGGCGCTGATGGCTCGCGACAAGGACATGACGCCAGAACAGGCGGTCGACTCTGTCATCCACACCGATCGCGTCGTGGCCGGACGTACGCCTGAACAGCGGCGGCGTGACGAGGACGTATATGCTAACGACCCGCTCGCCACGATGGTGCTTGCCGGCGTTCTCGGGGCTGGTGCCGGCTCGCTGGTCGGCGGCGCGACTCGGCCGATTCTTGCAGGCGCGGTCAACTCGGCGACGCAGACTGCCGTTACGGGCGGCGACCTCGAAGACATCGGCAAGAACGCGCTCATCGGCGCCACCATCCCCGCCGCCGGTCGCGTGGCCAAGGGTATCGGCAATCGCATCCGCGGCAGCGAAGGCGGACAGGCGCGGGCGCTCTGGGAGAAACACGGTGGCAACGTCGGCCCGCTCGATAGCGGGTCCGGTGTCGAGGAAATCGCCGGGCTGGAACCGTCGCGTGCCAACGTCGGCCGCGCAAGCATCCGCGGCGCACGTAACATTCGCAAGGGCTTGACCGACCAGTTCGAGGAGCGTACGGCGCGGCCGTACCGCGAAGCAATCTCCCGCGTCGAAGCCGAGCCAGGCGGTGCGGTACCAGCGGCCGTCGAAGCTGAAGCGACCACGCCGCTGCCACGCGAGACGAACGCCGACGTGTACCATGGTGACCTCGCAGGCGTCCGCCAGCGCATCGCAGAGCGCGGCCTGCCCGGGATCGACGTCGTCGACACGGCGGCCGAGCAGTCAGCGCGTCTGCCAGCTGCCGAGCAGCTGCGCGACGCAAGCGCTCTGCGCGGAAAGATCGCCGACCGCCTGTACGACCCCGAGACGCCCCGGCACATCCGCGGCGTTCTGAAGACCGAACTTGACGACCTGGACGCCATGCGCGCACCTGACGGCCAAGTCATGGTGACCGAAAAGTGGCTGGACAAGACGCGGCGCCGCTTGCAGCAGATGGCCGACTACGGCATCCCAACGGGCCCCGGGCAGGGCAGCATCAAGGACCGCGCGTTCAAGGACATCGCCAAGACGGCGCGCGAACTGGTTGACGAGGGCCCGTACGGCGAGGCCAACGCCATCTACTCGAAGGGCATGCGCGAGCTTGGCACGGACCGCGAAGCCATCGGCCTGAAGGCGAAGCCGGGCAAGAACGTCGCCGTCGAGGACCGCCGCGTCGCGCAGATTCTCCGCAACCGCAACAACGACTCCGAGGCGGCTGGGGCCATGTCGGACCCTGAGGCCATCGCGGCGTTCATGGAGCGTCACCCGGAGTTCGCCCGCCAGGTCGACCTTCCCGACCTCGTTCGCGCGAAGGGCAAGCTGGAATTCGGCCTGGACCCTGGGAAGACACACAACCTGATCCAGATGTCGGAACACCCGACGGTGTTCAAGAAGTACCTTGATCTCATCGGGCACAACCTCGATGCCGTCACCGGGCGCTTGCTCTACAGGCCAGCCGGCGGCGCGCAGGCTATCGGCGGCGTCGCGCAGTCCGGAGAAGTGAACCAAATCCTTGCGGCGCTCGCCGCGCAACGTGAACTCGAGAAGCGGCGCGCAGAGGCGCTCGGACGATAGGAGACGACGATGGTAGGCAAACTCGACGGGTACGAAGTCCTGGCGAAGACCGGCGCGAAGGTCAACGGCGTCGATACGACACTCCCGGCGACAGGCGTGACGCTTGTCCTGTACCAGAGCAACCTGCGCGCAGCCGAAGGCAAGGGAGCCAGGTTCAAGATGCTGATCCTGAACCTCTATTCCTCGCACGCGAGCGCGGCCAACGGTGTCACTGTCGACGAGTCCAATGACGGCGGCTCGAACTGGGACAACGTTTTCCAGACCACGCTCGTGGCTACGACTGCCACCAAGGCATACGTCAAGGTGTCAGCGCCAGAGCTTCGCGTGAGATTCGCCAACAGCGCCAACAACACAACCATATTCCGGTATTCGATCCTCGGTGACACGTCGGAAAGGAGCAACGGATGATGCTGGTACTCGGAAGCGTTGGGTTCACGCCTGTCCCGAGGCAGCAGACGCTGCTTAGTGCTGCGGCGTTCACTGGATCGCAGGTGGTCGTTTCTGACCCGATCTACATGGGCAACTCTGGCAACCGGTTCCACTTGGAGATCGTCACCACCGGGACTCCTAACGGTACGTTTGCGATAGAGGGGTCCAATCAATACGATCCGGTGTCGAATCCATCTGCGACATTCGTCGCCGAGGCTGCGGCGGCGCCTGCGTTTCCTACTCTCACCGGCACGCCGTCGCAGACTATGCACGGACTGTTCGGGACAAGCACGAACGGCCAAGGGGCGTGGCTGCGACTCCGGTACACGAACACGTCTGGAACTGGGACGCTGTCAGTCTACGCGTTCATCCCGCCGACGTAACCAATGACCGACCAAGGTCGCCATATCACAGCCATTTCCATCGCCGCAGCGGTGGCGGTCGCGGCGTCCATCTTCAAGGTGTGCGACCAGCAGCTGTACATGATCGCGTCGGGCATCATCGCGGGTGAATACGCCCTCGCTAGGTCGGCTCCCTCCGCGCCGACGACGGTTACGGGGCGCATCGATCATCCCGTCACCATCAACCAGCAGGAGCCGCGTGGCGCCCAATGATGAACGACGACTCGCCGGGAGTGATGCTGCAACGGGTGCGGGAAGCGATGGTCAGGCAGAGACTCGGCGAGAAGTGCGGTACGGCTTCGCAGACCTCGGCGTTATCGTCGGAACGGTTGGGCCTGCTCTTGTCGAAATGGAACGGCATCTTGGTGAGCCTGAGGACTCTTCGCTCATCGAGCGGGCGGTAGCGATGGACAAGCTGCTGAAGCAGCTGTCAGAGGCATCGGAGGAGACGCGGCGCTACCTGCACGATTGCGTTGTTGACGCCGTGGCGAGGGGCGCGCGTGGGTGACACCGACGAGGAATACGTACTCGAGTACGACGACGTGCACGAGCTGCCATTCAGCGAGGAGCAGACGCCGACTAAGCTTGAGGAGCCCGGCGCCTGCTGGCGGTGTTCGCGAATCATGCCGGTGCAGATTGTGGCGCCATACCCTGGCAGTTCACACGAGGCCTTGCGGTTCCACACGTGCATCGCTTCGGCGGGCGGCGGCTGGGCCTGGTGCGCTTCGGGGATGGTGCTGCGCCTCGGCCAGTTCGAGCTCTACCTGGGACCGAACAGGCGCGCGGCGATTCTGCCGCCGCCACACGGCGAGCGGAGGCGGTTTCCTCCGAGGAAAGATGGAGACGACAGATGACGCCACTTGCAGCAAAGGTCCTTGAACTCGCAGCCTCACAGGTCGGCGTGCGCGAGCATGGCCGCAACCGTGGCCCAGAGATCGACGGCTATTGCCGCGACATCGGTCACGACCCTGCGAAAGCTGACCCGTGGTGTGCCATCTTCGTCTCGGCGATGGTCAAGCGCGCATGCGCCGCGCTGGGCGCGCCAGTGCCGATCCACCTGACGGCAGGCGTGTTCACCCTCGACGAGCAGGCGCCGCGCGGAATGGGCACCAGCATCCCAAAGCCCGGCTGCATTTTCATCCTAAATGGACACAAGCACACTGGCTTCGTGGAGGGAGTCTTCGCCAGCGGTAACTGCGCCACCATCGAGGGCAACACTAACCCTGGCGGGTCAGCCGATGGCGATGGGGTGTACGCGCGGACGCGGAGGCGTGACGAACTGCTCACGTTCATCGACCTGAACGAGGCGCCGCAATGAGAGCACTTCTCGTCCTCCTCGCCCTGGTCGGTTGCCGCCAGCAAGTCAACTGGCTGTCCGATCCGGCGTGGTCATCCGTGCCCATCACCGTGCGCTGGGACGGCATCGACCCCGTGTTCGATGGCAGCCTGCACTATGCGGTCGACGCCTGGAATCACGCTGCTGGCTGCGACGTGCTGCGTGAGGCTGCCGATGCGCGCGTGGTCGTGTCGACCTACGACGGTACAGCGTGCGGGGCCCCTGCCCAACTCGAGCGAGCCCTTGGCGCAACGGCCGGAACATGGCGGTGCTCGGCGAACTCGGCCGAGGTCCGCTTTCAAGTGATGTCCGACATCCGCAGCGTTTACGTCATCGCTGCCCACGAGTTCGGGCACGTGCTGGGGCTTGGCCACGACCGCTCGGCCATCATGCAGGAGGCGCCGACGCTGTACGATCCGGCAGGCGGTCGCAGCCTGGCCGTGCTGCCGTGGCCGTCCGACGCTGACGGGGCGGCCGTTGGCAAGAGGTACTGCCGATGAACCCGCGTTGGCTCGTGGCGGTTCCTATCGGGATGGTCCTGGCCTTCGCCATCGGCCGCTACACCGCGCAGCCTCCAACTGTCCGGGATTCCAGGAAGGTTGAGACGTCCGCCAAGTCCACGTCAGTCGCGACCGCCGAGACGCACGCTGCCGTGGCGGCAAAGGTCGACGCGACCAAGGACGTAGACACCAAGTCGCACACCGTGATCAAGTGGCTTCCTGCTGTGGCGGCGAAAGACGGGTGTACAGCTATCCCGGCTCACGTCGAGCAGGAGACCGACGTCGAAACACACGCGGCCAGCAAGCGCACGAGTGAGTCACACAGCGACAAGAGCAGCGCCGGCAAGGTGGCGCAGTCGAGCGAGCTGCACTTGATGGATGTCCAGTTGCACACTTCGGAGTCGCGACCTACGTGGTCTGTCACGATACTGGCCGGCGTTCAGGACGGCGGCAAGCGACTGGTCGACGCGCTACCTGCGCCGTCCGTCGTCGGCGTTGTCGTCGAGCGGCGGCTCCTCGGGTCTATTAGTATCGGCGCCTGGGGGACCACGGCGCGCGCGGCTGGGCTGTCGCTTCGGCTCGACTTCTAGCACTCGACTCCGACAGCCCTGAGCGCATCTTCCAGCGTGTTCACGCGGCGCCAGTAGCCAGGGAACAGCGCCGACATGACCAGTTCCTTGGTCGTCAGCTTGGCCTTTGCGTCCGGCTTCACCTCGAGCATAATCGGCGCCCCGGTCTTGACGTGCGGCGCGAGGATGTCGAAGCCTAGGCCATAGTTGTGAGCGTCGACAGCTGGCGTGACCTTCTTCAAGCCGGCTAGGATCTCCCAGTGCGGACCGTCGGCGCGATGGCGTGAGCGGAACGTCATTTCGGCGCCGGCCGCCCGTCGCGGATGGCCTCGGCGACTCGGCTCAACGCGCCCTGGTAACTCCAGTCGGCCGGCACGTCACGGCGCGGTTCGTACGCCTCGACGATGCGCAGGCAGTCGGAGATTACGTTCGCGACGCGGTTCTCTGCCGCCTCGTTCGCACGTTGAAGGCCCGCGCGCCACCGTTCTTTCTCTTCGTCGTGGAACTTCTGCCACCGTTCGCGCTCGGCAGCGACCGCCTGCTTGACCGATACCAGCGCCTCGTCGCGCTCCCGTTCGGTGGCCTCGGCCCGCTCAATGGCCGTCAAGTACTGCTGCCTTCGCGCCTCTTCGTCACGTTCGGCGGCGGCGAGCGCCTGCCGTCTCATGGCCCGCCGTCCCGCTTCCTCGCCATCCCTAATCGCGCGCCGGAACTCGTCGTCAGGCAGCGGAGCGAAGGTCTCGACGGGGCGCCGGGCCGGGTTCAGCGGTCGGCAAGCCGCCTTGCACTCGTCGGAGCAGTACGATTTCACCGGATACACTGACGCGAAGGTGTCGCACCAGTCTTTGCATCGCTTATTCGTCATCGCCGAACCCCTTTCCGCACCAGCAGCATCCGTCGTGCGTCCATGAGTGGTTGCAGTGGTGCCCGCAGTCGCGCTTGCTTTTCTGGCACTCGCCGCGAGGCACCCTTTCGCTGCAGGACACGCAGTCGTCCGCCTCGGGATTGTCGGCGGTCATTCGTCACGCTCCCATTCTGGCCCCTCGGACCGCTCGCGTCTCAACCTGTCGACCTTCTCGAACAGCCGGTCACACTCGGCGCAGTTGCCGTCGCCTCCGGTAAAGACAGGACA